GGGCATTACTTCAACGAGGTGCTCTTAGTTGTCGCCCTAATTAAACAGTCATTTAAAACGGGTATGGCACCGATCAATCATTCGGAAATCATCCTTCACGATAGTGAGGAAGAGAAGTCATTCGATCAACCTGAAGGTCAGATCGAACCCGAGGAAGCAAACCTCCGGGATGCTACATCCTCTACGTCACGATGCTTGAACTGTACGTTCTTCCGTCCTGGCACTCTCGCGGACGAAGATGGCGACAACGACGGAGGTAATTGCCTTATCGTCGCTGGCGTAATTGACCCCGATCAGGTCTGTGACTACTTCAGACCCATTTTCGCTCAGCCCACTGTGGAGTTCTCCTACGATGACTCTCAGGCCGTGCATGCAGACGCTATGATAGACACTGGGGGTATCCTTCCGCATATGAGTGCCGCATCTCCGCAGGGACACGGGAAGAATACTGACGATATGACACCTAGTGACGCTTTGAAACAGCATACTAGGATTCATAGTGGGCGTTCAGCGGCAGGACATATCCACGATAAGGGGGTGAAAATGAAGGAACTTCAGGAGGTTAGCCTAACTGACAACATGCTTGTGTATCAGTTGGGCGAGACTACTTCAGTCTACCGCTTCAGAGACATTCCGCAGAGTGCGCGTAAGAAGATTCCAAGTGAAGACTTTGCTGGTAAAGGCGATAGTTTCCCAATCGAGCAGTGTGTTGATGTCGGTGCTGCATTGCATTCGATTGGTAGAGCAGGCTCAGATAACTATGACTCTGCAACACTTCACGCGAATATTCTACGCATTGCTAAGCGTAAAGGTTGCCCGTTGCCAGATTCAGCAAAGCAAACTACTGAGGAGGGAGGTGAAAGTTTGAAGAAGCTGGCTGAGTTTCTGAAGATGAATGAAGACGCTACCGAGGACGAACTTATTGCAAAGGTGACAGAGCTTACACAGCCTAAGCCGCAGGAAGACAAGGCTAAGAAGTTCGCAGAGGACTATCCAGAGGAGTTCGCTCGCTTGGAGGGTCTTGCCAAGAAGAACCGCGAAAATGATGCAGATAACTTCATTCGTAAGCTGCATGACGCTGGCCTGCCTGCTGCTCACGATGCAAAGATCAGGGCTCTCATGCTCGGTGAGAAGACGGTGAAGCTTGGCGAGGATGATGTTCCAGTCACGTTCACGGATATCTTGCTTGATGTCGTCAAGACTGGCATTGTTGACAAGAAGGATCGTGGGGGTACGCAACTACGTGAGGATGCTACTGACGAGACTTACGAACAGAAAGTCACGAAGTACATGAGCGAGAACAAGGATGCCAAGTACGCCGATGCTGCCGAACATGTTGCAAACGAATTCCCTGACCTGTATCACGATTACGTCTTCGGCGCACCCCGAGTGGGTTCTCGCGCTGGTGAGTAGGAGGGAGGTGAAGAATGGCGGGAGAAATCTCAGGTATTGAGGAACTGTCGTATACTGTCGATACTGGTAGTTCGACTGGTGTTACTGCTAGGCGGTTCGTGAAGCCGACGGCTGAAACGACTGTCGATCAGTGTGATACCGAAGGTGAGTGGGCTCTTGGGGTAGCGAAAACTCCGGTGTCGCTCAGTAATACTCAAGGGCTAGACGAAGTTACGGCAGGCAAGGGTGTCGCTGTGCAAGTGCATGGTGTCGCTTGGGTAGAAGCCTCAGAGGCCATTGCTATCGGCGTTGAGGTTGGAGTTGGTTCAGACGGTACGGCTATTACCGCCGATTCCGGCGACTATGTGGCAGGCCGTTGTTTGAAGGCAACATCCGATGTTACGGTAAATCTGCTAGTGCTTGTGCAACTGTCCGGTGGCACAGGCTACGTGAAGCCTGCTTAGGAGGGAGGTGAGAAGATGCCATACGACGACCCACAGCTTGTCCACTGGGATTCGATGCTGACGAACTTCAGCACAGGTTTCGACGTTGATCGTGACCCGTATGTTGGAGACTTGCTGGCTCCGACACTTCCAGTGGACAAACAAAGCAATCGTTACTACGTTGCTACGCGTGACTCATGGGGCCGTCCGACGAATGATGAAAGGGCTCCTGGTGGTATGGCGAATGAGCTTCCGCCTATGACTCTTAGTAGGCGTAGCTACTTCGCTCAGGAGCACGCGCTTGTCAATGTTGTTCCGATTGAAGACGAGGAAAACGCAGACCCGAGCATTAACTCGCTTCAGTACAGCACAGTCCAAACCGCAAATACTATCCTGCTCAACCGCGAGAATGAAATTATCACGAAGGTGACAGATAACAGCAACTTCAACGCTGCGAACTCTATTGATATCAGTGGTGCTAGCGTCGTTTGGGACGACTACACAACTCCGTCTACGCCTATTCCAGACGTGAAGACCGGCCGTAATGTAATTCACGGTTTTCTTGGTACGCTGCCAAATGCGTTTATCGTGCAGTGGGAAGTTGCTTCGACGCTTGAGGACCATCCTTCAATCATCGAACGAATCAAGTACAGTCAACTCGGCGTGACGACAGATCAACTTATCTCCGAAATCTTCGGTGTGAAGACGTTCGTGCGTGCAGGTGCTATCGCGCTTACAAGTGACTACCAGCTTACCGAGACTGTCGCTTACATGTGGCCGAAGGTTGCGCTTCTTGCATACGTTCCAGACCGTCCTATGCCACGTCAGCCCGCTTTCATGTACGAATTCAACTGGCCTTTCGCGACTAACTTGCCCGCTGTGCCTGGCTCGCAGCTTCCCGCCGGTACGATGCCTACAGAGCGTTGGTACGACATCGACCGTAAGGCATGGAAGGTTCGTGTCTCTCGCCGCTACGACCTGCACTTCATTACGATTGACGACAGTGGCCTCTCTACAGGTGGGTACTTGATGTACAACGCTATCACCTAGGAGAGTATGTTGACACTAGCAACTGCAACCGACGCAAATTCCTGGCTAGACCAGACGAAACTTACTATGGACAATACTGACGTTAATCAAATTGCGCCTAAGATTGACGCAGAAGTCACAGGATATATGCTCAACGTCTTTCCTACTCATGCGTTCCTGTGGTTGTCTGGCGATGAAGATACCCCGGCAGTAATAGTGGATATCGTCGCTAGACTTTACGCGGCAGCATTCTACTCGAAGAAATACAGTGAGGAAACACTTGTTCCTAACTCTTACGCTGAACGTCTACGGAATGATGCAATGGCGCTCATTACAGCGATCCAGAACAACCAACTATCAGTCTATGACTCAGATGGTAACGTGATTCTGGCGGAATCCGCGCTTGAGGAGCCCGCATTTTGGCCTAACGACTCCACGACTACGCAGATTGACAAGCACGGCAATCTACCTGTTGGGTTTGAGCCCGGCGATCCAGACATCGCCTTTACTACTGACATGATATTCTAATGCCAGTTAGAACCGGATGGGAAGTCGTGGTGATTCCGAACCCTGCGATTGTTGCACATGCCTTCTTCGACGCTGCCGAACATGCAAAGACGCTCAGAAAGCCTATGACGGAAATCGTGAAGCGTGCCTCTGAAGAAATCGCACAGAACTTTGCCGTTGAGGGTAGACCGCAAAAGTGGAAGTCCCTCGCTGAAGCAACTATCGCAAATCGAACGTCGGAAGGCTATCCTGCTAGCCCCATCCTCGACAGAACCGGTGCGCTGAAAGAGGCCGCTACTAGCCCTGACTCGTGGCAAATCACCACAGGCGGGCAGGCAACCGTGGCGGCGCTTCAAGTACCGGGCTATGAACGCTTTCATATTACTGGTGCGCCGAATAACAACATGCCTCAACGTGACTGGTCTTATCTCGACCCTGCCTTCGATGAGTATGCGGATCAGGTGCTTGCCGATTGGGTCTTTGAACCGATGGTGGCCTGGTGAGCCCTACACTTGCAACTCTTACACAGGATATGGTAGCCATTACCGATACTATCCACGCCACGCTTACCGAGGCACAGAACGACTTTGACCCGGTGGTGGCTGCGGTCTACTACGGTAGCGAACGGCTCATTCCAGAGTTTCCGTCTATTACAGTTGAGAGTAGTACATTCACGCGATCACTGGCGGGTCAGGGCTCTACGCACAAGTGGGCAGTAGACTTCACGACTATTATCCATCTATTCTACGGGAAGGTCCAGTCTGCCGTTTTGAATCAGCGCGAAGTTGAACTTCTAGCACAACAGATCAGGGACAAACTCGACGATGACTTCTACCTTAATGGGTTGGTTGTCTTTGGGGCTGTTACTAGGATGGAACCTATCGTTCTAGGTACACCTGAGGTAATGCTTAGGACTATTCGGATAACTTGGGAAGGTACATCGAGGCACTTGTTCTAGGAGGTGTAGATGGTAAAGTACGGAGTGACGGTAAACTTCGCGAACCTTCCCAAAGGCATCCTTGTACGCACGAAGTTCGGCGTTTTTCAAAATGGTGAGGCTCGAACTCTTGAGTTGACAGAGGAGCAGGCGACATTGCTTGATTCTTCGAAGGGCTTCACGATTCGGGTTCAGGAGGCACCAAACCAAGAAGTAGTGGAGGGAGGTGACGAATGACTACGGGTGAACTTGAAGTTGGTGGTGCTGGTTCATTAGGTATCGCTTTTGAGACTACGGCAGGGACATACGAAGCGCCCGACAAGTGGATTCCTATTCGCTCTGAAACGCTTCTTGACGCAAGCGTTCCGATCTATCGTATGAATATCGTTGGGACAGCCAACCGTAACGGCGTAATCCCTGGGTACAAGTTGGCGAACGGCGACTTCGTTTTCGAGGTTACTGCCGACGTTATGCCCTACTTGCTGATGGCTGCACGCATGACGGTGGTTCGTACTGGCCTTGTTGCGCCGTTTACGTATACTGCTACTCCGACTTCTATCGCAAAATCTACTACTGCCGCACCTGCCACGCCTGCCGATCCTGTGACGTGTACGAATAAGACGCTCTCTGTGCTTATCCAACGTAGTAAAATTCCTATGGCCTATCTTGGTTGCTCTGTGGGCCACCTTGCATTCACTATCGACGCGGGAGTGCTTCTCTGTACCGTTTCGCTGGTCGGCTTCGGCGAGGAGACAGAATCGACCGAGACGCCATCTTACGCGGATAGTGTCCCATTCGGTCCTGGGAAGCTCCTGCTCGAATCTCCGACGGGGACAAGCAGGCCGGATGTTGACACATTCTCTTTCGAGATTAACGACAACGGTACGCCGCAGAATAGGCTAACTGGCTCTCGCTTCGCTGCATACAACTCATGGGGTGAGCGCGAAGTTAGCGGTTCATTCGAGCATGACTTCGAGAATACTGACGATTTTGATGCTTTTATGGCTGGTGATATCTCAACTATTCACTTTACTGCCACGAATACGGCGGACGACAGTATCGACATCGTAGTCGCACAGAAAGTTTTGGACAGTTACCCGGTTCACCTTAGCGGTCTAGGAAACCTCGTGGTGGCGCAAACGACCTATCACGGTCTAGGAGATGCGAGTAACGACGACTACACGATCACTGTAGTTACCAACGAAGATGTAACGTAGCCTATGGAGCGGCCAAGTGCCGCAGGAAGGACCCTGAAGTGCCTATAGCTACCTTGAACGACGAACCCGTCACGGTGCGGTTGGAGACAGCCCCACCGGACGGGTTCGTTACTATCAAGAGAATGTCTTACGGTCAGAGCTTGCGTATGCAAGAAGTGGCCGCACAGATGCACACTTCAAATGACGGAGATAAGGGCCAGCGGCAGTTTCGCGTCGAGGCTGGGATTATGCTCAGCCAACTCTACATTTTCAAGTGTTGCCTCATTGACCATAACCTCACTGATGCTAGTGGGAAGAAGCTCGACCTTCAAAAAGAGGCCGGTCTTGCTGCACTCGACACAACTGTCGGTGCCGAGATTCAGGACCTCTGCGAGAAGTTGAACGCAGGGGAAGATATGGCCCCTTTTCTCGTGCAGTCTGGAAGTACATCCACTACGGACAGTCAAGCAAAGAGTACGGCGCAGTCCTCTCTCTAATCACTGTCTCTCTGCATATGAA